AAGGTGGAGGACGCCGCCGACTGGCGGCCCGTCCCGTCCGGACTGACCGAGGCCATCGGGATGGTCGAGCCGGCGGCCGGGACGAACGAGAAGATTTTCGCGTCCGTCTGCGTCCATCTCCATCCGAAGTGGGTCGAGGCGAGTGACACCATCCAGATCGCCCGGTACAAGATGAAGACCGGCCTGCCCACGTCCGTCGTCGTCCGGCGGGACGCCGTCAAGCACGTCGTCAAGATCCCGATGACCAGGATGTCCGTCACCGACGCCTGGTTCCACATGAAGGACAAGACCGGGTTCGTCTTCTCCTGCCGCCGGTATACGGACGAGAACGGGTACCCGGACCTGACCCCCCACCTGGCGAAAGACGGGGACAAGCTGACCCTGCCCAAGCAGTTGACCGACACGCTGACCATCGCCGAGACGTTCTCCAAGGAGAACAGCGACGACAACCTGGTCCGGGTGGAGCTGAAACAGGGCCGGCTGTGGGTGTCGGCCGACGGGGTGAGCGGGGGCTACTCCAAGCCGAAGAAGGTGGACTACACGGGGAAGGACATCGAGTTCGTGGTCAACCCGAACCTGATGAAGACGGTCATGGAACACAGCCGGGAGTGTTTCGTCAACCAGGACATTCTCAAAGTGGACGGCGGCCGGTTCGTGTTCGTCGTGTCCCTCGAAGCCCCGGCCAAGGCGAAGAAGGAGGGCGAGTGATGCAGAAGGACTTCCCGATCTGGGTCCGGTTCGAGGATTGTAAGCTGGCGGACCTGAAGGAGTATGAGGAGGTCTTCTACACCATCAAGCGGGAGACGAAGGAGGGGGACGATCTGCACGGCCCGTTCACCGTCCTCGTCCAGAAAGCCCCGCACAAGGTTATGCTGAGAAACCAGAACGGGGTCGAACTCCCGGCGTTCTCTGACGACCGGGTGTTCTACTGGAGGCCCGTTGCGTGAGAGGGTTCTTCTCCGAGGCCGACTCCCTCCGCAAGCCCCTCCCGCTGCTGGCCGAGTGCGGCCGGTGCGGTCTGTCCGAGGCCGGATGCCGGACGCCGAAGATGAGGCCGGCCGGCAAGGGCAAGCGGATTCTGGTCGTCGGCGAAGCCCCGGACGACCACGACGACGACAGGGGTAAGCCGTTCGCCGGCCCCGCGTCTGCCCTGTTACGTGACGCCCTGACCCGCGCAGGCGTCGATTTAAGGGCCGATTGTACGTCAACGGCGGCCGTCATCTGCTGCCCGAAAGGAGACAAGCAATCGCAACAGAAGGCCGTCCTGTTCTGCCGGCCGAACCTGCTCGAAACGGTCCGGCGGATCAACCCGGAGACAGTCATTCTGGTCGGCCACTCGGCGGTGAAGTCCCTGATCGGTCACACCTGGAAGGAGGACGTCGGGCCGATGGCGTTGTGGACCGGCTGGCGGATCCCGGACCAGACGTTGAACGCCTGGATTTGTCCCGTCCAGAGTCCGGTCGAGATCGCCAAAAAGAAGACCGACTTGGCCGAAAAGGCGTTCCGGAAACAGGTCAAGGAGGCCGTCGCCCTGGACGGGCGGCCGTGGGACACGGTGCCCGACTGGCAGAAGGACGTCCTTCCGTTCGCCCCGCCCTGGCAACGAAAAGTGACCTTGTTGTACGACGCAAAGGACGTCAAGGACATGCTGACGGCCTTCGTCAAGGACAATTTACCGGTCGCCATCGACTACGAGACCGACGGCCTCAAGCCGGACCGGAAGGACCGGACGGTCATGTGCTTCTCGGTCAGCAACGGCGACGTGACCGTCTGCTACCCGTGGACGAAAGAGACCGAGAGGCTGACGAAAGACTTCCTCCGGAGTGACGTCCCGAAGATCGCCAGCAACATGAAGTTCGAGGAACTCTGGACCTGGGCCTGGTCGGGGAAGGGGGTGAAGAACTGGTGGTGGGACACGATGCTCGGGGCGTGCGTCCTGGACAACCGGGGCGGCATCTCGTCCATCAAGTTCCAGGCTTACGTCCGGCTCGGACAGCCGGACTACGACTCGCACATGCGGAAGTACCTGGAAGCCCCGGCCGCCGACGTGGCCCGGTCGGGGGCGAACGCCAGGAACAACGTCCGTCAAGCCCCGTTAGACCAACTGATGGTCTACTGCGGGATGGACAGTTTTCTAGAGTGGCACGTCGCCCACAAACAGCGGAAGGAGATGGGATACGATGAGCGGGACTAGTTACAGCGCGATCAAAAACAAGACCAGGCGGGCCTTGGCCCAGGCCGTCGTCGGCGGCCCCGGAAAGGTGATGGACGACACCATTCTGCTCAAAGAGTTCCTGGCCCGGCAGGAGGTGTTCACCACCGGCCAGATCGCCACCCTGTGCGGGGTCGCCCCCCGGACCGTGGCCAAATGGTTCGACTCCGGCCGGCTGAAAGGGTACCGGATCCCGGGCAGTCAGGACCGCCGCGTCCCGCGGGAGTCTCTGGTCGCCTTCCTGACGGCCAACGGGATGCCCCTCGGCCCGCTCGCCTTGTCCCTCAAGCTGACGGCCTACCTGTTCGGGGTGGGCGACGGCCCCCTCCGGTCGAAGCTGGAGGAGGCGGGGCTGGAGGTGACGTGCTTCGGCAGCCTCTTCGATCTGGCGGTCGCCATGACCGAACGGTTCCCGACGTCCGTCATCCTCGACACGTCCGTCCTCGGCCGGGACGGAACCGTCCAACTGGTCCGTAAGATCCGGCTGACGGAGGAGGTGAGGACAAAGACCGTCAAGGCGTTCGGCAAACCCGTCCGGGCGTGCGTCCTGGTCGTACTAGTCGCGGACGACGACCAGGACCAGCAGAAGTACCTGGACGCCGGGGCGACGCTCGTCAAGCAGCAGATCGCCGAACCAAACCAGCTCCAGACAGACACCGTTCACGCCATCAACACCTCGGAGAACCTGTGACATGAAACTGCACTACGAGCCGACCGTCCGCCTGGTCGCGTATCCGATCGTCAATCGGGGCGCTTTAGCGGATTTTTTGTCCGCCGAGACGAGCGGCAAGTGGGAGTTGGACACGGTCCAGCCGGAAGCCGACCAGATACCGGAGTTCGCCGGCCGGCTGTGTTTTGACGACCGTACTGAAGTGTTAACCTCCACCGGATGGAGGCCGTTGGCCGACTGTCGGGACGGAGAAGAGGTAGCCACACTAAACCCTGATACGCGGGAGGTCGAATACCAGGAGGCGAAAAAGGTTCACAAGTACCATTACTCGGGCGGACTGTTGACGGTAGATAGGCGGGACGTGTCGTTCGCCGTCACTCCTGAGCACCGACAGTTCGCGGCGTCTGGGAAAGGACAGTACACGTTCTGCCCGACCTCCGGTCTGATTGGGAAACGGTTCCGGGTTTTAACTGCCGCCGACGGATGGAGTGGTCAGATCCCTGACTCGGTAAGAATGCCCGGAGTCAAGTGGACGCAAAGGACGGCGAACGCCTCCGGCACGCACGGCGTTTCCGCCGTGCGGAAGACCCGGTCAAGGACGATCTCTGGTCGGGAGCAAGTCCTCGCCTTGGCCGAACTCACCGTCCATTACGCTGCGAACGGGAGTGCCAAAAAATCGGGCAAGGGGCAACTGGTCATCTACGGCCGGGAGAGTCGACGAATCACCCGACTGGCTAAACTCATCGGTCTTCGTGCGTCGGTTTATTACGACCCTAGAAGCGGCTGCCCTCGGACCCACATCTCGGGTGGGCGAACCGTCCACAGATGGTTCGCAAAGTCCTGCGGGACAGGATACGAAAGCAAGCGGCTCCCGGACTGGGTGCCGGCCCTTCCGGTATCAATGTTACGGAAGCTATGGGACGTGTTGGTCCGAACGGACGGACACAAAGGTCGAAGTGGCGGAGAACGGTTCATAACCGGGTCAGACGTGCTGGCCGGTCAATCGCAGGAAATTCTTGCCAAGACCGGACACAGTTTCAGCCTCCGGCAGATGAAAGGAACGAACGTCGTCTGTCACGTCATTCGCAAAAAGCAAGGACTGCCGGCATACGTCCGTCCGAAGGACATGAAAAAGACGTTTTACACAGGGTTCGTCTACTGCCCGAGTACCAAAAACGGAATCGTCCTGATTAGGAGGAACGGCGTCGTTCATTACTCCGGAAACTGCTACATGAGTTTCGACAACCCCAGGCCGGGCGGGAACAAGACGTACCTAGGGCGGATCAAGGGGGAGGGGCACGGGTCGGTGACGGAGCACGTCAACTTCGGCGTCCTGTTCACTGGGGTCAGTCGGTCGATGACCCACGAGCTGGTCCGACACCGGGCCGGGACGGCGTACTCCCAACTAAGTCAGCGGTACGTGGACGAGAGCGTTGCCGAGTACGTCGTCCCGTGGGAACTCAGGGACGACGTAAAGACCGGAACCGATCAGGGGGACGCTTGGCTTAAGGCTGTTCGTAACGCTCACGACGCCTACGTCCAGGCGGTGGACCGACTGATGACGGAGAAAATTGACGCCTCCCGGGTCAAACAGAGCATGGGCGAACTCTCCAGGGACGAGTTAACGAAAATTCGCAAGGCCGCCCGGGGGGCCGCCCGCAGCCTGCTCCCGAACGCGACCGAGACGAAGATCCTGGTGACGGCCAACGTCCGGGCGTGGCGGCACATGATCGAGAAGCGGTGCGACCCGGCGGCGGACGCCGAAATCCGGCTCGCCTTCCACAAAGCGTTCAAGCTGCTCAAAGGGTACGCTCCGAACCTGTTCGCCGACTACACCGAGGTCCCGCTGGACGACGGGACGACCGCCCTCACCACCGACACCCCGAAGGTGTGACCATGTACGAAGACCATGAAGACTTCGCTCACGGCGTCCGGATCATGATAGGCATCGTGTTCGTCGTGGTCGTCGCCGGGAGTGCGATCGCCGCACTCCTCTGCGGCCTGCTGTACTTCCTCAACAAGGTGGTGGGATGAGCAAACACCTGCGGAAGGGGTACAAGCTCCTCCACGACGGCCTCCTGGCCCTGGCCGTCGTGGAGCGGAACGGCATCAAGGTGGACACGGACTATCTCGACCGGAAGATCGAGGAGGTGGGATCGCAGATCGCCGGACTGGAGGGAGAACTCCAGCGGGACAAGAAAGTCTACCGGCCGTGGAGGAAGCGGTACGGGGACAAGCTAAACCTGGACAGCACGGCCCAACTCGCCACGGTGTTGTACGACGACCTCGGGTTCAAGGTGAGGGCGTACACCGAGAAGGGCCAGCGGAAGACGGACGAAGAGGCGTTGAAGGACGCTACCCGAAAGTCGGACGTGTCGGACTTCACCAAGCTCTACCTGCGGCGGAAGAAGCTGCTCAAGGTCAGGACGACCTACCTGATCGGCATCCGCCGCGAAGTGCAGGACGGGTTCCTTCACCCGAGCTACAACCTCAACCGGACGGTCACGTACCGCAGTTCGTCGTCCGACCCGAACAGTCAGAACTTTCCGGTGAGGGACCCCGAGTTGGGCGGCCTCATCCGGGGGGCGTTCGTGTCCAGGTACAAGAACGGCCGGCTGTGTGACCGTGACTACAGTGCCCTGGAGGTGAAGATCGCGTACACGTACCACAAAGACCCGGCGATGCGGAAGTACCTGACCGACCCGACGACCGACATGCACCGGGACACGGCGGCCGAGTGCTACATGCTCAAGCCGGAGGAGGTGAACAAGACGTCCAGGTACTGTGCCAAGAACATGTTCGTCTTCCCGCAGTTCTACGGGTCGTTCTACGTCGATTGCGCTCGGGCCATGTGGAAGGCGATCGACAAGATGTCCCTGACCGTCGGTAAGTCCGACGTGTCCCTGAAAGACCATCTGGCGAGGAAAGGAATTCACAAGCTGGGCAAGTGCGACCCCGAGTACGACCCGGTGCCCGGTACGTTCGAGTACCACATTCGGGAGGTCGAACGCCGCTTCTGGAACAAGCGGTTCCCGGTGTACGCTCAGTGGAAAAAGGACTGGTACAACTCGTACCTGGAGAAAGGGTACTTCCTTACCCACACCGGGTTCAAGATCGGCGGCGACTTCCGCCGCAACCAGGTCATCAACTACCCGGTGCAGGGCAGCGCCTTCCACTGTCTGTTGATGTCGATCGTCCTCGTCAACAAGGAGTTGGCCAAGTACAAAATGAAGTCCAAGCTGTGCGTGCAGATCCACGACAGCATGACCGGCGACGTGCCGGACGACGAAGTGCAAGACTTCCTGGACATCACCCACGACGTGATGACGAAGAAGGTTCCCGAGATGTGGGACTGGATCAACATCCCGCTGGACGCCGAAGCCGAAGTGACACCGGTCGGCGGGTCGTGGGCCGACAAGAAGGTGTGGGAGAAGAACGATTCGGGGCTTTGGGTTCCGGCCGCCTAGCAGGCCCGTAGAGCGTTTCCAGTTCTCAGACGCAACTTTCGACATTCGGCCCCCGTTCGGGGCAAAGGAAACGATTAATCACAACTGAGGGGGCGTTATGCCGTGCCCGTGGGCCGGGGGGAAGATGCCGGCCGACATTGTGCCCCGGTCGGTCGTTGTCGCCGGGGCGGACACGATACTGGACAACAAGCGTGTGTTCCGGGCAATGAACAAGCACACGTTCTGGGTGCCGTGTCCAAGAGTCGTCACGGCCGAAGGGACGCCGACCAAGTGGGCGGAGGACAACTGGTGGCCCCGGAGCGTCCATCAGAAGAAGTGGTACAACACCGAGGAGGCACTGATCGAAGCCCTGTTGAAGGACGCCGGCCCGCGAGGAATGTGTCTGATCTTTCGCACCGAGGCGACGATGCCGAAACTGTTGCGGAATCTGCTCGGGGCCGCCCAGGACGCTTTGAAAATCAACCGGATCAAGGTCATCAAACTATGAGCGATCTGTACCAGAAGCACCGGCCGACCAAGTGGAACGAGATGGTCGGCCAGCCGGACGCCGTCGCCAAGCTGCGGGCGATGGGCGACAGTCCGCCGCACGCCATGATGTTCGTCGGCCACTCCGGGTGCGGGAAGACGACGGCCGCCCGGATATTGAAGGACAAGCTGGGGGTCGAACGCCTCGACTTCCTGGAGATGAACGCGGCCGACGAGGGCGGGATCAACGCCATCCGGGACGTCATCCGGCTGTCCCAGATCAAGCCGCTCGGGAGGGCGAGGCTGATCGTCATCGACGAGGCACACCAGTTGACCGGGGCCAGCCAGAACGCCCTCCTGAAAACCCTCGAGGACGCCCCGGCCACGACGTACTTCGTCCTGTGTACGACCAACCCGTCCAAGATCATCAAGACGATCGAGACCCGGTGCACGGTCGTCAAGTTCGGCCAGATCGACCCGGACGAGTTGAAACGGCTGTGTCAAAGGATCGCCAAGAAGGAGGGGTACGAACTCGACGAGGACACGTTGGAACGGATCGCGGACGCCGCCGACGGGTCGGCCCGGAAGGCGGTCGTACTGATGCAACAGGTGGCCGGCCTCCCCGAAGGGGAGAGGGCGGAGGCCGTCCAGAAGGCGGAGGTGAAAGCCCTGGGGATCGACCTGTGCCGGAAGATCATCAACCCGCGGGTGAAGTGGCCGGAGGTGGCGGCCGTCCTGAAAAAGCTCGACGAGGACCCCGAAGGGGTCCGTCGGCTGATGCTCGCCTACCTCGGATCCGTCCTGCTCAACCGGAGTGACCCGCGGGTGGCGTGGCTGATGAACTGCCTGAAGGAGCCGCTGTTCGACGGGGCGTCCGCCAAGGCGTTGCTCGCCCTGGCCTGCTGGGAGGGCGTGCAAGGGCCGTCCTGAGCCGCCCGGCGGCGACTGTATTAGACGGCCCAACCGGAGGCACTTATGGCGAAAGACCTTGTTGACATCGACGAAGGGAGACTGGACGAAGAATGGATCGACCAACCGAAACGATACCTGGAGCACGCGACCCTACTGGCCGACGCCAAGGACGCCCTGGAGAGGGCGAAGGCCCGGCTCGACGTGACCGAGGCCGAGATCGAGAACGAGGTCCGGGACAACCCGGTCAAGTACGGCCTCAAGCTGCCGGTCCGTGAAGGGTCGATCAAGCTTCGCGTCCTACTCCATGCCGACCACAAGAAGGCGACCCAAAAGGTCAACCGGTGCAAGCACCGGGTGAACATTCTGGACGCCGTCGTCACGGCCCTGGAGCACCGGAAGCGGGCGTTGGAGAAGTTGGTCGATCTGCACGGCCAAGGGTACTTCTCCCGGCCGGTGGCGAAGTCCAAAGAGTTCGAGGACTCGGTGCAGAACACGAAAAAGAAAATCCGGTCCGCCAAGGTGACGAAAGGGGGGACCGGTGGCTGACATCATCTGGACCATGACCGCCTGGCTGGCGGTCGGACTGTTCCTGCTGTTCTTCGTGCCGGCCATCACGTACATGACCGTGAGGCTGGGGACGGTGGGGTTCCTTCAAGCGCGGAAAGAGTTCCAAACGGAGACGAGCAATGGCTAAGGGCAAGGACAAGAAGAAGCTGGTGTACACGAACGCCAAGAAGCGGGCCGAAAGCCGTAACACCGGCGGCTGGACCCCGACGGCGTTCAAGATCCCGGACGGCTGGGACCTGATGAAGTTCGAGAAGGCCGGCACCTACGAGTGCGACATCCTGCCGACCGTCGCCGGGCCGAACAACCAGGGGGCGGACGAGGGCAACCTGACCTACGAGATGACGTACTACGTCCACAAGGACGTCGGCCCGCTCAAGAAGACCCTGACCTGTATGCAACGGACGTTCGGCAAGAAGTGCTACGGCTGTCAGCAGGAGGCCAAGGCAAGGGCGCAGGGGGCCAGCAAGGAGGCGCTGTCCGCCATCCGGGCGAAGGCCCGGCAATTGTTCGTCATGCGGAACCGGGAGGAGGACAAGAAGAAGTTCCGGCTGTACGAGGCGGCGTACAAGGGCGGGCCGGGGGCGCAAGGGTTCGGGGAGATGATCGAGTCCGAACTCGACATGGCGGCCGACAACGACCCGGTGCAGACGTTCTACGCCCTGGAGGGCGGCCAGACCCTCACCATCCGGACGAAGGAGGACAAGTACAACGGCCGGACGTTCTACAAGCCGACCAAGATCAAGTTCTCCAACCGGAAGGAGGACTACCCGGAATCGATCCTGGAGGACATGCCCGTCCTGGACGAACTCATCATCCCGATCGGGTACGAGGAGTTCAAGAAGGAGTGGGAGGGGGAGGACGAGGAGAAGCCCAAAAACAAGTCCAAGTCCAAGCCCGACGATGATGACGATGACGACGATGACAAGGCCGAGTCGGACGACGATTCCGACGACGACGACGATGATTCGGACGACGACGGCGACGAGGACTACACCCCCGAAGTCGGGGACACGGTCGAGTTCGAGGTCCGGGGTAAGACCAAGAAGGGGAAGGTCGTCCGGGTGATTAAGAAGAACGAGACGGCCGAGGTCGAGACGGACGACCGGAAGAAGCCGGGGCACATGGTCGAGTGGTCCGATCTGACCAAGGTCGAGTCGGACCACGACGACGATGATTCGGACGACGACGATGAGGACGAGAAGCCGAAGGGCAAGGACAAAGCGAAGGAGCCGGCCAAGCCGAAGGGCAAGACCAAACCGAAGGACGAGGACGACGAAGATGAAGACGAGGACGAAGATGAGGAGGAAAGCGACGCCGACGAGGACGACGAGGATGATGACGATT